TAAGAATGAAGACCAACCATTGGAACTTCATTATGATTACATCATAACACAGGCATACCTGTCTTGTCAAGATGTTTTTAAAATTCTTTCTCTTAAATTTGAAGAAGAAAAAGAATGTCTTCTGCTGGTATAGAATAACTCAATCAAATCACGACCAGTAAGTTTACTGTCTCTATATTCTTCTCCAACAAACCTTATATCAATATTCTGTGACTGTAGTAGGTCTAGTAAACTTTGTTCCGTGTCATAAGGAATAATCTCATCTACATATTCTACAGCATTAAGTTGTACATATCTTTCATATACGGACTGTATGGGTTTATTCTTTTCTTTTCTATCTATACTTGGGTCTGTCTGCAAACCAACTATGAGATAGTCACAATTTGATTTTGCTTCTTCTAACATAACTATATGACCAGCGTGTAATAGGTCAAATGCACCGCAAGTAAATCCAATCATCGTATAATATCAATCTCATTCATTGTTGATTGATTCCACACTTCAAGATTCTTACGAACCTTTCCTTCTGCAATCATCTTGTTATATCGTTTGGTGGCATTCTTTTTCCACCATGCAATCACATTTTCTAATTCAAATCTGTCATAGTTTTCTGCTTTGATAAGTTTCTCTGTCTTACCAAGAAGCACATCCTTTGCATTTGCGTATCCATATTCTCCCATGTAAAATCTTTTCTGGGTTGTTACATCTCCTGCCTTTGCAATTTCTTTTGAGAACAACTCATATGCTTTTTCATCATGTTCCTTCAAACTTGCCTTAATAATACCAACCATTTTAGTTTGCATTTTTAGTTTGCGAGATGATGCACCAGCATGAATCAAATCCTCACCACCGTTTCTTTCTGTGAACCAATCACGCATTTCAAAATAGATATCTTCTCCAAGTGTTAGTAGAAACTTAGATTGTGTGTCTCCCTTGTAACGTAAAAAAGGACGCATACCATCATACATAGATGCACCTTTGATATTACCGTAAAGAGATGTTGTCTCAAATAAACAAAATTCTGTGTTATATTTTTCATCAAGCATTCTACGACTTGCATGAGAACAACAGATTGCTGCCATCAATTTACCACCAAGATAGTTATAACCAAACGGTTGCACAGGAACAATATTAAAACCCATGATAGCACGTTTGTTAAAAATATCTAAGTCAGGCACACCACCCAAATAATCATTACGAGGTTTTGAATTGATTAGTGGTGAACCAAAACGAATAAACCCAACTACTGTATCAGTAGTTGTTTCCATAACAACAAGTTTCAAAGTCTTGCCTGGATTTTCATCTGGACTAAATGATGCAACCTTTTCTAACATTGCATCAAATGTTTTTGTCTGCATCTGCACCACTTTAAAGTTCATATCTTCTGGGTGCATATCATAATTCTGAAACATATCATCTTCCAGACCGAAGCCAGGAAGTGGTGTAGGAATGTCTTTTACACGTTCAATTTTCCTTGCACGAAAATAATCGTCAATGCGGTCAAAGTCTTTGAAGTAAGTCATCAACTTTGTAGCAGCATATATCGCATCATTCCGTTCTAGTATCATGTAAAAAAGTCCTCAAGTGTTGTTTGTGTACCATACGACCTGTCGATACTCCAACCAATATTGTCAGTAATAAATGTTAATGGTTCAACAAATGCTTTTGTTAATTGTGTATCATAGTCAATATATTTGTGAATGTCAAGTTCTTTTGGAACTTTTGTAATGAATGAGATTACATTAGCACCAAAGATATTTGGTTGTCTTAACTGAATAAACTTAATCTTATCACCTTCTTGTATTGCCGGATACTTGTGGGTTAATCCCTTTTCATTAATCATATGATTATAAATCAAACTACCCTTAATGTGCATGGGCGTGCCTTTGCGATAGATAGATGCACTATCACGAAACTTACCAAGACCATTCACAGAACGAGGAAATGCAATCTCTTCTACAGGCATACTAGTAAACTCTTTACGAAACTCTTGAATAAATGTATTCAATTCTTTTTCTGTACCAGACATAATAATCTTCAATGCTTCTTTAATCTTTTCACGACATGGTGCAGGCGTAGATGACTTGACTGCTTCAATACCCATAATCTTTAATTGTGGTTCTTTGTATCGAACACCTTCAACATCCCACGCATTGAGAATGTATCTTTTCTTTGCAGTCCAGATACCTTTGTCTGCAATCACTTCTCGTTTCATCTGCATCTTCTGGTCATACGCTTGAACATAGTCTGCAAGTTCTTTGTATGACTTGTCAATAAACGGTTCAATCTTTTCTTTTGCAATCGTGTCAAGGAAGTCAATTGGATTGTTTGGTTTTACCTTATCAACAATTGCATCAAATGTAACATAGATAGAATCTGTATCAGATGCAATCACATAGTCTTCATCAGTATTTAGCAGTTTGTTTAGGTACTGATTGATTTTCTTTTCAATCCAACGAATAGACAACTGACCTGCTTTAGTAATACCTTCTGCAATAGCAAGGTCATAATATCTAAAGTATTGATTACCAATAGCACCATAAGCAGAGTTCAGTGAAATCTTTCTTGCCATCTGGATGTTTTGATAACGACTGATATACTTTAAATATTTGGAGTCTTTTGTATCTTCGTAATCTTGTTTTGCCTTCAACATCTTTTTCTTGTAAACAGTACGGTCATCATAGATGTCTTGCATCATCTCTGGAAGGAAACCTCTTTTGTCAGTTCGATACAAAGCACCATTTGGTGTAATAGTGCATCTTTCTGGAATATCAATATCTGTTTCTTTCAACATTGTATCAACATCCAATTTCATATAGTTACCTGTAATCAATGTCTCTGGTGACATATTATATTGCATAATTAGATGTGGATATAGTGAGTTCAAGTCGAATGACATGACCCACTTATGTTGACCAACTTGTGGTTCTTTGACATAAGCACCTTCGTACTTATCATTCTTTGCAGTGTGTGACTTTTGTGGAATAACAATCTTTTTCTTCTTGAGATAATTGTGAATGAGAACATCCCAATATTTTACTTGTCCGAATACATCATCATAATTCACCTTTGCTTCATATGCCATTGTAAACAACAACTCCAACAGTTTCATCTTGTCTTCCAAACGGTCAACAAGTTCAACGTCAACAATGTTGTAGTCAATAAACGACTGATAGTCTTTTGTATACCAATCTTTGAAAGTGTCATATGGGTTTTCGTTTTTCTTCTCACCCAACTCCACAAAAGCAATATGGTCAAGTCGATAGGATTCTTGTGCAGTGTATGTAAATTTTTTGTATACTTGTAGATAGTCAAGGTTTGAAATACCTTGGATGTCATAGACCTGTTGCGGTCTACCATGCGAGTAAACAGAACGAGATGATACGTTACCCCAAGGAGAGAACTCTTTTGCTCGGTCTTCACCAAGAACTTTGGAAACACGATTGATAAGGAAAGGCATATCAAAGAATTCTGTATTCCAACCAGTGATTACATCTGGATAATGCTTGACCCAAAAGTTCATGAACGATGCAAGCAATTCGTTCTCGTTAGAACAATTGATATATGTCACATCTTCTCTATCAGTATGATAATCACCAATACCCCACACTACAATCTTTTTTGTGGATTGGTTTTTGATTGTGATAGAAAGCATCTCTTCTTCTGCTTTCTCTGGGTCTGGAAACCCATTCTCACATTGTGTTTCGATGTCAATTGTAACCACAAGAATCTTGTCCATATCCCAATCAACTGTGTCTGGATATGTGTCACCAAGATATGTGTATGCAAATCTGTCCAACCCAAAAACTAGATGGGGTTGGTTTTGATATTGTTGTATGAATTCTTTTGCACCCTTGATAGTGTCATGTTTGTATGGCATGACATTCTTACCGTCAAGGGTCTTCCATCCAGTTTCTTTCTGGACAGGAACGTACAAAGTCGGTGAGTACTTAACTTTGTGGTTAAGTCGCTCACCGTTCTTGTATTCTCTTACGAGTATTTGGTTGCCCCACTGGACAACATTAGTATAGAAACGCATAATATAGTTATATCACCTATGATGGAGATTGTCAAGTGAAAAGTGAGTGTTGTTTATTTCTACCGAAATGCTTTTCAATCATATCTAATCTATCTTGTGCAGACGCAAGTTTGTCAAGTTCTGCGATTACTGCCTCTGTAATATCTGAGTGTTCACCGATACCAGCAGGCATTGTCTTGTATACTTCAATGTTTGCAATGTGAACTGCAATTTCACCTTCTGCTT